ATCACTATAAAAGCTCCCTTAATCACAAGGTTGCCTCACATTCTAGTGCCGACCTTAATTACCGTGGTATTTCTCATCACGTCTGAATTGGGTCTTGGTATCGTAACTTACCTAGTATCAAAAGGACTTGCTTGACAAGTCCTTTTTTTATGCTATACTAAATATGGAAAAGGTGAAATCAGATGGAAGATACTGCTGCTCTGAAGAAGGAAAGGTTGAAACTAATCATTAGAAATTTGAAGCTCCTTGTCGAATCACTGGAATCGGAAGTTTATTCTGATGTAGATGCTTACAAATCTTTTGATATTGATACCTTATTTGAAAGTAACATACCTTATCGCGTTGGCGATGATGATGATGGATACACTGATTGACAAATGACTTTATTGATGTTATAATATGGGAAAGAAAAAGATTCGTGCCATTAAAAAGGCATTGCGAGATAGTGCTCGTGATCCAGGTCTCCTCTCCAAAGAAGAGACTCATGGATTGATGTCTGCTTTTTACAATGAGTTACTTACTCATTCATTACAAAAACAAGCTGTTAAAAGGAAAGGATTTGGACCTGAATCAGAACGTAAAACTAATATCGATTTCTCCGAACTCGGAGAAAACTATGGGTTATATAGCGAGGGTGAGCAACCCGAAGAACCAGGAGAATCCTGACGTAGCAGGGTTACTTAAGTATTGTATTGAACATGGTCATTGGTCTGTCTTTGAGCAGGCACACATGACAGTAGAAATCAATACTACACGTGGACTTGCTGCTCAGATTCTACGGCATAGATCATTCACCTTTCAGGAATTTAGTCAGCGTTATGCTGATAGTAGTTTGCTGGATGATATTATACCTATTCCTGAGTTACGTAGACAGGATATAAAGAATCGTCAGAACTCTACTGATGATTTGGATCCTAGACTTACACATGATTATGAGATAGGAATCAGAAAGCATTTTGAGAATGCGATGTGGTTGTATAAAGATATGTTGAAGAACGGTGTTGCTAAGGAGTGTGCTAGATTTGTTCTGCCACTTGCTACACCAACTCGTATCTATATGACAGGTTCATGTCGTTCGTGGATTCACTATATAGATTTACGTTCTGGACATGGAACTCAGAAAGAACACATGGACATTGCTAATGATTGTAAGCAAATATTTGTTGAACAATTTCCTATAGTATCACAAGCATTGGAGTGGAATTAATGCCGACTTATCCCCTTATACACAAAGAAACTGGAGAGAAACAAGAACTCTCTATGACAATGAAAGCATACGAACAATGGTGTAAAGACAATCCTGATTGGCAGAAAGACTGGCAGGCAGGAGTTGGTGGTGCTGTTGATACACAAGGTATCAATTGGAAAAATCAGATGAGTAAGACTCATCCAGAGTGGAATTCATATATGAAGGAAGCATCTAGAAAGATCCCTGGAAATACTATTGATTGGTAACTATGCCTAGAAAAAGAAGGACAACTACACCAGATATTAATGGAATGTCTCCTAAGCAATTGAAACGTAAGAAGCCTATCAATACTTCATTGTTTGTTCCTGTGACACCAATCACAGAGAACCAGAAGTTAATGGTTGATCAGTATGATGCTGGTAAGCATCTCTTTGCTTATGGTTGTGCTGGTACAGGTAAAACATTCATAGCATTGTATCTTGCTTTACGTGATGTTCTTAATGAGGACACACCATATGATAAGGTATATATTGTCAGGTCATTGGTTGCTACTAGGGAGATTGGATTCTTACCTGGTACACATGAGGACAAGGCAGACATCTATCAGATACCATACAAAAATATGGTAAGATATATGTTTGAGATGCCAGATGATCCTAGCTTTGAGATGTTATATGAAAACCTTAAGAATCAAGAGACTATTTCTTTTTGGTCCACATCATTTTTACGTGGCACAACTCTTGACAATGCTATTGTTATTGTCGATGAATGTCAGAACCTTCACTTCCATGAACTTGATACTATCATGACTCGTGTTGGTCAGGACAGTAAGATTATATTCTGTGGTGACGCAGCACAATCTGATCTACAGAGGACTAGTGAGCGTACTGGTATCATTGATTTCCAGAGGATTCTTCAGAGCATGGATGAGTTTTTTCTTGTTGAGTTTGGGATCGAAGATATCGTTAGGTCTAGTATCATTAAGTCATATATTATTGCTAAAATGAATATGGGGGTTGAGTAAATGTTTCTTCATGTTTGTGATGTTGAACCTATTGATCTGAATACAGTAACTGTTGAGGGCAAGAGGTATTATGAGACACCTACAGGTGGTAGATACCCATCTATTACTACTGTGATTAGTAATAATTCTAAGAAGCAAGCAGGTCTTGCTAAGTGGAGAAATAGAGTTGGTAAAGATAAAGCATCACAAATTACCACTCGTTCTACTAAGCGTGGTACAAAGTATCATAGTATAGTAGAAGACTATCTTAATAACAAATTAGATAGGGAGAAAGGTAAGGATCATCCCTTGTCTTGGATGATGTTTGATACTTCAATTAAATTTTTAAACAATATAAATAATATATACCTACAGGAAGCTGCACTTTATTCTGATGTCCTGCAAATTGCAGGTAGAGTAGATTGCATAGCAGAATATGAAGGAAAATTATCTGTTGTAGATTTTAAAACGTCAGCAAAACCTAAGCCAGAATATCAATTGTATGATTACTACGTACAAGAGACAGCATATGCATGTTGTTTCAAGGAATTGTATGGATTGAATGCTGAACAATTGGTAACACTTATTTCGTGTGAGAGTGGTGATGTTCAGGTAGTAATCAAACCTATCAAAAAAGAATACCTTATCAGGTTACAAGAATACCTTACCGAATATAGAGAAAAACATGCTAGAAAAATTGGAGGATAAATTTATGACCGCTGCGAAATTTTCGCAGGAAGTTGAACAGATTGCATTTGATAATTCTATGAACTATATTGATGCTATTGTACACTACTGTGAAACAAATGAAATTGAAGTAGAATCCGTACCCAAACTGATTTCAAAACCATTGAAAGAGAAGCTTAAATATGATGCACAGAAATTAAATTACATGAAGAAGACTAGTAGAGCAAAACTTATTTTAATTTAACATGAAAATATTATTAGCATCATTATTATTTCTCGTACCAACGTCAGCATTAGCAGAGCAGATTGATTCTCAAGCAGGATATTCTGCTACTCGTAAATGTTTGAAGAGTGAATACCGAGAAGAATATGTACCAGGTACAGAAGATCAACCAGGATATGTAAAGTCTTGGAAGGATACTTATGAAGTAGAATGTGCTCATGGATATGTTGGCGCACCTCCATCATATAAGAGATCTGTTACAATACATGAAGAGATTGATACTAATGATTGTACTGGTGGTACATTGGTTGGTGGTTTATTGGGTGGTGGTTTAAGTGCAGCACTATCACGTGATGATGGTCGTTGGTGGGCTATTCCAATTGGTATAGCGAGTGGTGCTATGGTTGGTTGTCAAATGGATGGGGGATAAATGGGAGAATTCTTTAAGTCGGAAATGGTTAGGGGGGATCTGCAGAAGATTATGGATCTGCAAGAGTTTTGTATGAGATCTATGGCAACATTTCCTGCTCTATCTCCTGATAAAAAGAAAATATACTTCACTCAATTACGTAAATTACTTGAGAAGCAACAGATATTTCATGCACGTCTTAGATTATCTGATGATCCCGAAGCAAAGGGTATGCTTGATAGTTTGAGGGCAGCAGTACAAATGTTTGGTGCTGATCCTAATGAGAATATAGAATCTATGTTTGAAGATTTGATCGAGAAGATAGATGATATGCAAGCATTACTAGAGGCAGAAGGGGGTTGACTCGACCTTCTGCCTGTGTTATAATGTCACCATGACATTGAGTCGTACAAACCAAAGCAAAGAGTAAAATGACATTCGCAGATTTAAAGAGCAAGAGAAATAGTAATCTCCAGTTTCTTCAGAAGGAACTTGAGAAGTCCAGTGCCAAACAAGGTGCCGACGAGAGACTATGGAAGCCCGAACTTGACTCTACTGGTAACGGTTACGCTGTAATTCGTTTCCTTCCTACTCCTGATGGAGAGACAGTACCATGGGCAAAGTTGTATTCCCATGCCTTTCAAGGTCCGGGTGGTTGGTTGATTGAGAATTGTCCTACCACTATTGGTGGTCAATGTCCTATCTGTGCTTCTAATAATAAACTATGGAATAGTGGTGTAGATGCAGACAAAGAAACTGTTCGCCAACGTAAGCGTAAGCTTTCATACTACAGCAACATTTATGTAGTGAGTGATCCTAAGCACCCTGAGAATGAGGGTAAGGTGTTCTTGTATAAGTTTGGCAAGAAGATTCATGATAAGATTCTGAGTGCTATGAACCCAGAATTTGCAGATGAGACTCCTATTAATCCTTTTGATTTTTGGGAAGGTGCTAACTTTAAACTGAAGATCAAGACAGTTGCTGGTTTCTGGAACTATGATAGTTCTGAATTCACTGCACCTGCTGCTCTTTCATCTGATGATGATGAGATGGAGAAGATCTGGAAGCAAGCATATAGTTTGGAAGCATTCGTTGCTGACGATCAATTCAAGGCATATGATGCTCTTGAAGGACGTTTGAATACTGTTCTGGGCGCTGCTCCTGCTACTGTAGCAGCACAACGTGAGGAAGAGTATGATCCAGTCCCTGTCGCTGCTCCTGCTCCTGTGGGTGCTGCTACTGAGGATGATGATGCGCTTTCTTACTTCCAGCAGTTAGCGGAAAATTAACTTTTAGATTACAGAAATCTGGAAAAAATTTCTCCATAAAAAAATGGTGAAAAAAGTTGAGAGGGTCATTAATGACCCTCTTTTTTTATACCCCAGTTTTTTTGATGGTCTTGGTAATGTAGTCAGATGAATCATGATATAAGTTCCATTCTTTGAAATCATCTATGAATAAAGGTATGAAGTTGCCTTTTAATAACCATATTTCTCTTCTACTTTCATTCTTTTCCATTTCATATTCGTATCTAGTTATTGGTCTACATACTTCCGAACCAGGCATGGTGTATGTGTTAGTACCATCAAACCAATGGAATGGAGTGTTGTAGAAGGTTTCATCTACTGTAACACCTTCATCTAAAGCAAGTATCTCTACCGGAGTTCCTGATCCACTGTCTGGTTGCAGGAATTTTCCAGTTGATATTTTGTACGTTCTGTATTCAACTATTTCTGCATATGGATCATCATAAGAACTCTCACAGTATTGTTGGACTGCATTATCTGATTTTGGCCAATCAAATAAAGGATTGATAATATTATTAGTCATTAATAATATCCAATCGTAGTGTGGATTGCCGTAGGCCATATCTGCTACTTGGTCTGGTCTTTGTCCATCTTCTACTGCATATTTGTTCATCATTACAGTATATGAGAAGACATCTTTATCAATAATATATCTTCTAAAGAAGTTCTTTGCTACACAGAATTCTCTTTCTGTATGTGGATATTGAATTGGTTTTACATCATACTTGATGTTTGGTATATTTGAAAAGAACATTAGAATGTTACTCCTTCCATGTTTACTTCTTGCTCAAATATAAGTTTGGTTTCTTTGAAATCAATTGATAGATTTGTTGCTACTGGAGAACCACCTTTATAAGCAGCCCATGCACCATCAGGAGTATAGTTAATAGTAACTCCACTTATAACACATGGTTTGTATTGTGGTATGTATTCATTTGGACTACTACCACTCATAAAAGTTGGTTGAACAATTTTTGGTATAGTTAATAATCCTCCTACATTTTTCGCCATTCCAGCCCATGCTTGACCACCGAAGGAAGGAAGCATAGCTCTTCTGAATGTGGTGCAAATTTTTCTAATTTCTACTGCTTCTTTTGCATTTCTAGGAACCATTTTGAAATTTAGAGTAAAAGTTCTTAGATCTGGAGCTTGGTACATCATTTCAACGTTAGGGTTTATAATAGTGCCACTAATACCACCCATTACTTGATTTATATTAGCCTCACCACCAGTTATACCGTTTACTGCTGTCGTCACTCCTTCATAAACACCTATTTTTAAGGCAGAATTTAGACCTGCCAGTGAAGTTGTCACTGCTTCTGCTAAATTATCTTTAGTACCAACAGTTTTTAATAATGATTGTGCAGCAAGACCCCAACCAGCAGCTCCCCATTGACCCTTCATTTCTGAACCAAGATCTTCTGGCATGAATAGGATTATATTATGATAACCTTTTGCTTTGTTTTTAGGTCCGTATACGGAGGTTTTTGTGTAACCTTTGTATAAAGCTGAGGCAGATCCAAGTGGCGTT